CCAACGCGAAACATCGACCTGATAGAAGCCGTAGGAAATCACCATGACATTATCGCCGGGAGCAACAACGGTGATGGATACGACTACAAACCTGAATGCCGTTACTTTGAGGTGAACGTGCACGGGCAGTTCGGCGGAATTGTTTACTATCAGGAGATTCAGCCGCTAACCTTTGATTGCCACGCCATGTACCTGCCAGAGATTCGCGGCTTCAGCAAGGAAATCGGGCTGGCGTTCTGGCGATACATTCTGACTAACACCACCGTTCAGTGCGTCACATCGTTCGCTGCACGCAAATTCCGCCACGGGCAGATGTACTGCGCAATGGTTGGCCTTAAGCGTGTAGGAACCATCAAGAAATACTTCAAAGGCGTGGATGACGTGACGTTTTACAGCGCCACACGCGAAGAACTAATCGACTTCCTGAATCACGGGAGATAGCCATGTTATATGCATTTAAGCTGGGCAGAAAACTGCGCGGCGAGGAACCTTATTGCCCTGAAAAAGGCGGGAAAGGTGGCTCCGATAAAAGTGCAAAGTATGCCGCAGAAGCTCAGAAGTATGCCGCAGACCTGCAAAATCAGCAGTTCAACACCATCATGAATAACCTGAAGCCGTTTACTCCTCTGGCTGAGAAGTATGTCGGCAGCCTCGAGAACTTATCGTCTCTGGAGGGGCAAGGTCAGGCACTTAACCAGTATTACAACTCTCAGCAGTATAAAGACCTTGCAGGTCAGGCTCGCTATCAGAGTCTGGCGGCAGCGGAAGCAACAGGTGGATTGGGTTCCACCTCAACCAGTAATCAGTTAGCAACAATCGCACCAACGCTTGGTCAGCAATGGCTATCTGGACAAATGAACAACTACCAGAATCTGGCAAATATTGGTCTTGGCGCGCTTCAGGGGCAGGCAAATGCTGGGCAAACATATGCCAACAACATGAGCCAGATTTCACAGCAAAGCGCGGCTCTTGCAGCGGCAAACGCCAACAGACCATCAGCAATGCAATCTGCTATTGGCGGAGGTGCGTCTGGTGCCATTGCTGGGGCTGGACTTGCGAAATTAATTGGTTCATCAACTCCGTGGGGGGCTGCGATCGGCGGCGGTCTTGGTCTGCTTGGCTCGTTGTTTTAAGGGGTAATCATGGCTACGTGGCAACAGGGTATTAATTCTGGTGGTTTTCTGGCTGGCATCGGTACGCAAAATGAGAATGCGCCAAAGGCAAGCGACATTAACGCAACGCTTGGTCTGATCCGCGAAAACAATGAACTGGCTCGCTCAGGTGCAAATAACATTGGTCTGACCGCGTTACGTGGTCTGGCTGGAGTTGCTGATATTTACAATCAGGAACAGCAACAGAAAGCTATTAGTGCGTTCAATAAGGTTCACGCTGATGCATGGGCTTCTGGTGATCCATCTGGACTATTTAAGTTTGCCCAGGAAAATCCAGCGTTTGTTGCACAGGCACAACAGGCGTTTTCCGGTCTTAATGAGCAGCAACGCAACGATATGGGCGATTTAGCCATGAGGGCTAACGTCGCTCTTTCCCAGGGACCGGAAGCCTACAGTAAATTCATTACTGACAACAAGGACAGGTTAAATCGCGTGGGGGCGAATGCTGACTGGATGATTCAGACAGGTATCCAGAATCCAGAGCAGCTATCACACATGCTGACTACTATGTCTCTCGGTGCGCTTGGACCAGAAAAGGCGTTTGCTGTTCAGGACAAGATGGCTGGTCGTGAAATTGACCGAGGCAAACTGGCAGAGACAATCCGCAGCAATCAGGCTGGAGAAGCACTTCAGGCGAGAGGGCAAAACCTTTCCTATCAGTCAGCAATGACTGGGCACAATATCGCAGCACAACGCTTGGCTCTGGATCAGCAAGAGTTCGGGTTTAAGATGCAGCAAGCGCAGGAAAAGGCTCAGCAGTTGATTAGTGAAGCACCTAAGCTGTCAGTAAACATGGAAAAAGGCATCGAGACGGCTGTAAACAATGCCACAGCATCATCAAACTCAGCCAATTCTATGAGTGCGCTTGCTCAACAGTTCAGAGCAGAAAAACCAACGACAGGTTTGTTCGGTAACGCACAGAACATGTTCGCAAAACTTACCGGAAGCGATACGACATTGCGTGATTTGCGCATCCGCCAAAATGCCCTTGTTAACAGTCAGGTTCTTAAATTCCTACCTCCCGGCCCAGCAACGGATAAAGACGTTGAGATCGTTCGACAGGGTGCGCCAACTGACATGGATAACCCTGAGACGGTCGCAAGATGGCTTGATGCAATGGCAAACCTTGAGCGACGAAACGCGCAGTTTAATGAGTTTAAAGCCGAGTGGATGAGCGCGAATGGCAACCCTGGACAATCGCGTAATGGCGGTCAGATATTGGGGTTGGATGTTAAAAAAGGTGAATCACTGGGGAGTGCCGTTAAGCGGTATATGTCAATGAATACTGACGCAGCGCCAGCACAAGATTCGACACCTTCAGGAGAACCACGGAATCAGGTTGGATCATATACCTCAAAATCAGGCATTCAATTTACGGTGGAATGATGAAAGTAACTGCAAACGGTAAGACATTTACCTTTCCTGATGGTACGAGCACCGAAGATATTGGGGCCGCCATTGATGAGTATTTTGCTGGTCAGGCTGTTCAGCAACAAACAGTTAATCAGGCCAATAATGCACCAACACGGGAAGAACCATCATTGATGCAACAAGCTGGCGATTGGCTCACAGGTGGTCAAAGTGCAGGGCAAATTGCAGAACAGGCTGGTCGTGGTCTGGTAAACATACCATTTGACGTATTGCAGGGTGGCGCAAGTCTGATTAATGCAATCAGTCAGGGGCTTGGTGGTCCAAAAGTATTGGATGATGTCTATCGTCCAGTCGATCGACCGACAGACCCTTATGCGCAAACTGGAGAAACAATTGGCGGGTATTTAGTTCCAGGAGTTGGAACGGCAGGAAGCATGGCTATTGGATCACTGGCAGAGGCCGCAAATCAGAAAGGCGATTTCGCACAAAATGCAGCAAAAAATGCCGGAGTTAACCTTGCCGCTCAGGGGGTTCTTTCCGCAGCAGCAAAGGGAATAGGGCGTGGAATAACGGCTATAAAAGGTGATATTGCGCCAGAAGTGGCGAAGAAAATTGCCACATCAGAATCGATGGGCGTGACACCAATGACATCTGATGTTATCCCGCCGAAAAATGCTTTCACTCGCGGCCTTACTCAGGATGCCGAGGGGGCTTTGCTCGGGACAGGTTCAAAGCGTGCGGAGCAATATGCAAAAAGAAGTCAGCTAGTTAAAAAACAGCTTGAGAAATATGGTGAATATAGCCCATCAGTTGTTGTTGACGATCTGTATGGTTCTCTGAAGTCAAGGAAGGATTCAGCTGGAAGCGTTATTGAAGACATTACAACTAAAATGGGAGATACACCTGTTGACACATCAAAATCCATTAAGGTTATCGACAACGTGCTTACCAGGGCTAACAGGCTTGGGAAAGTGGCAAATAAGGATTTGATTCGCGGGCTATCCGATTTGCGAGAAGAGCTTGCTAAACCAGATGTAGATTTTGGACTATTGAGAGAGTTGCGGTCAGCATTAAGGGAAAGTATTCAGGGAGATGCCATGGTTTTTCCTAATAGCGCGAAAGCCGCAACTGATGCCGTGGAGAGGGCAATGGGTTCAGATTTGAGGAATAACGCAGCACGGTATTTGGGGGCTGGAGAGGCTGCCAGATACGTCAAAGCAAACTCTGACTACTCCAACGTCTTCAATAAGGTTCTCAATAAAAGGATTGCGAACAATCTCAACAAAGCTAAAAAAGAGTTTACTCCAGAGCTAATAAACAGCGTTGTATTCAGCAGAAAACCATCAGATATTAAGAGGATATGGCCTGCTCTTAGTGAAGATGGAAAGAACGCTATGCGTGCTGCTTATATTAGCAAGATTGCAGAAAAGGCAGGAGACTCGCCAACAAAATTTCTTACCGAGTTAAATAAGTTGAAGTCGCAATCTGACGGTCAGATATATAACACGATATTCAGTGGGAGACACATGAAAGAGCTTGATGCTCTTCATGAAGTTCTACAGCAAACAGCAAGGTCAGACATCGCAAATGTTGTAACTCAGACAGGGCAATCGCAAGCCAACAGGATAAGGACGATTGGCGCAACTGCGACTCTTGGGGCAACACTGGCGCTTGAATCTGGTTTCGGTACAATGATGCGCCTGTATGAGTCCAAAGCAACAAGGAATGCGCTCTTACGTCTGGCAAACACTAAAGCTGGAACGCCAGCTTATGAAAGAGCGCTGAATAATGCTGCGAATGCCATCAGACCGCTGTTTGCTACTGAGGCAACACAGCAGTAACGTATGGGTAATTGGATTCAATCGTTAACATTTTCTTTTTACTTTTCCAACAAAAGCTTTGGTTGAATCCATATTTCCATAACCGGAAATGGTTTTTGACATTAAAACTGTTCCAGTAGGATGTATTACCCATGAGTCGATAACGCGTTGAGTTTCGCCATTTGCGCCGATTCCTATGATGGAGTTTTTAGACAATGCTTTGTAAGCCATGCCGCCCGCATCTGCCCCAGAATATGTGATGCTGGCATCTTCACCGCTTGTCTTAATGATGAATGTTCCACTAAAACCATCTTCTTCTGGTTGGAAATTATTTCGTTCTGAATAGCTTATTCCGCGCATATCTCCAACTACCCAGCACTCTGCTGTAGCCCCAAAAGATATGAATAAGAACATAGCAGCAAGAAATTGCCTCACACCAACCTCCTTAGTTTTGCTCAGGATACCAGATGATACTTTATTGGTGGAGTGGTGTGTGAAAACGTGTCAACGACAAACCATCCACAACCTGGACGAATGATTTAGCAAAAAGTGCTATTTTTGGTGTTTGGTGTCATAGAAAAGTGAATAGCTCACTTTTCAACATTGCATGAAACTTGCAGGAAATGTGACATTACCTTATAGGTAACTTCGGCGAAAATGCAGTAAATGTGAAACGTAATGATTTAAACGTGTCGAGAAAGTGGTTGTAAGTTAGCCTCTGAAGGATTGATGACAGCTTTGTTATGGTATTAAATGCAACTTGACACAGTTGTATACATAGCTGCGGCTATCAAGATGGAGGTATGTTTATGCTCACTTGTTTTGATGTCGCCGACTACTTCTTGGCGCATTGCGATGAAGAAAGTGGCGACATTATCTCTAACCTAAAAATTCAGAAGTTGACGTATTATGCCCAAGGGTTTTCTCTGGTTCTTCTGGGTAAGCCGCTATTTAATGAGAAAATTGAAGCCTGGATGCATGGGCCAGTAGTTCCTGAATTGTATCGTAAATATAGGGACTGTGGTAACGGAGCTTTACCTGCGCCAGAAAACTTTGACGCTAAAAAATTCAGTGAAGATGAAATTGAATTGCTGGATGAGGTGTATAAAGTTTATGGTCAGTTTTCTGCCTGGAAACTGCGCAATATGACTCACGAAGAGCAGCCATGGAAAGATGCTTACATTGAGGGTGCGGTTAGCCAAGAAATCACACTTGATTCTATGAAAGGTTTTTTCAAAACGTTAATTAACTGACGTGTATGTCTAGAGTTAAGGGAAGAATAAAACAGAGGGATAAAGAGAGCTCTGCTACTGTTGGCCTCTCTATCCATCACGAATCTCATGATGTAGACAAAAGTCCGCCTGTATTTTCTCTTAGATACCTACAAAAGGGGTATTGCCTAGATTGCTGCCAAAAGCATGAAAAGGCAGCATTTGCAGATAGGCTGTTCAGGTTAAGTCAGATGTCATGGGATGAGATACGAAAATCTGATAAACACGGGCTTGGGACGGAAAAAATTGCCAGAAACGCGATAAAGGCTCCGATTCCTAAGCATGTTACTCAAGATGTGGATTTCATTGCGTTCAGATTTTGCTCTAAGGCACCTATGGTTGGTTATAAGATAGGAGCCACTTTTTATGTCTTATGGCTCGACAGGGAGTTCAAGCTATACAAGCACTAATAAAACCCACCGTCAGGTG